ATAAATACAACAACTCGTTTATCCTAGATGAAATCACTTACCAGAAAGGACTATCAAATAAACAAATAGCTGACATTCTATCGAACCAGCCACAGGCTCTCGTAGTAGCTGATAGTGCAGAGCCTAAGTCAAATGATGAATTACTATTACATGGAGTAAACGTATTACCTGCTAACAAAGGGCAAGGTTCAGTAAACCAAGGCATTCAACTTGTACAAGACCAACGTATATCAGTAACTAAAAGAAGCGTTAATGTGATTAAAGAGTACCGTAACTATTTATGGGAAACTGATAAAAGTGGAAGGATACTTAATGTGCCAGAACACACTTTCTCTCACAGCATGGATGCAATTAGATATGCTATGGAAACACTTAATATTGACCAAGGACTTTCAGACCTCGACAAATACATGCTAGGAGAGGCTAGAAGAAACGGAACTAAGAACTTCTCAAGGTAAGTGACAAGGTAAGTGACCATGTAGTTGAGTATTATTGTATCAATGGCAAAATACGAAGAACACAACGACCTCCTTAATTACCTAGACAAACTTAAAGACACCTACAACGAACCTATGGAGCGTTTGTCAGGCTTGTACCGTAATCCTAAGGACATTATCAGAACCATTGAGTTTTACTCAAACAACCAGTATTTATCAGGTAACATAGACATTCTAGGGCGTGAGAAGCCTTTTTATAACGTGTGTAACTATCGTGTTACTACAGCAAAGACGCTACCGACCTTGATGTAAAGGATATTAAATTTGAACCAGACTCACTCAAGTATTCAGTACAGGCTATGATGTATAACAAAGAGTTATATAAATTCCTCAAGGATTCTAACTTTTCAAAGACTCTTAATGATATGGGAAAGACCCGACCAAAGTATGGAGGTCTATTAGTTAAGAAGCACGAACATGATGGTGAACTTGATATTGAAGTAGTGGACTGGGTAAATGTAGACTTCAACCCTACTAACATTATCGACAACATTATCTGTGAAACTCACTACATGTCACCTGCTCAATTCTCAAGCAAAGATGACGTGTGGTACAAGGTAGAAGAAGTATTAAAGCTCTACGCTAAACAAAGTAAAGAAAAGCAAAGCAATATTGAGATTAAAGAATATCATGGTGACTTTCCTGAAAGTTTCTATCCCGATAACGAAGAAGGTTCTGATTACAAATACAAACGAATGTCATTCAAAGTGGCATGTGTAGGGAATAAGAAGTGTCTAGTTGATTACAGCTACGAGACAAAGAACGATTACAAGTATCTTGCATGGGAAGAAGTAGGAAAGTCTTTAGGGCGTGGAGTAGTTGAAGAAGGCTTTGAATCACAGACATGGAGTAATGATGCCATCATCACTATGAAGAACGCTATGGAACTTGCTTCTAAAGTAATCCTTTACACCGATTCTCAAAAGATTTCAGGAAACGCTATCACAGGAGTAGACCATGGACACATCTTTCAAATGCAGAAAGGCGACCAACTTGGACAGCTTAACCTTGCGGCTTCCTCAATGCCTCAATACGAGAACCTTATAGGACTATGGGACACTCAATACAACAAAGTCTCATCTACCTTTGATGCGAACACAGGTGAAGCACCAACATCAGGAACACCATACTCACAAACAGCTCTACTTAATCAAGTAGCTAACAGTCCTTTTGAATACCAACGTGAAGTCTGGGGCATATTCCTTAATGAAATCCTCAATGACTGGGTTAAACCACACCTCAAGAAAAAGATTATGAAGAAGCACTACCTCGTATCAGAGTTTGACGACAAAGAGTTAACCATGATTGATGAATCTATTTCAGAGTTTGAAGCTAAGAAGATGCTTAAAGAAGCACTACTTCAAGGTAAAGTAATGAGCCGACAGGAATATGTAGAAGCTAAAGAAGCTATCATGGGAGCTTTTGCAACTATTGGAAGCAAGCGTGAAATGGATATTCCACAAGGCTACCTAGACATTGAAGGTAACATCACCGCCAACATCACAGGTGAACTAAAGAATAAAGGAGCTATCCTTCAGTCTCTCGATAACATTATGCGAACTATCGTTTCATCATTTAACCCAAATACAGGACAGTTTGGAGTATTACAAGACCCTATCCTTAATGAAATCATGGGACAGATTGTAGAATTATCAGGTGTACCTCTTTCGTTTGGACAGATTAAAGCAACCAATACTAAAGCTGTTCAACTAGCAGACCCTACTATGATGAGTGCAGGACAGGCAGGGCAAGCCCCACAGGCACCACAAGCCCCAGTAACAGCATAAAAATATATGGCATTAACAATCGGACTACGCATCCAAGACAAATTAAACATTCTCGCAGGAACCACAGGACTTAGAAATGCCGAGGCTCTTAGAGTTATTAACTCAAGAACCGCTTTCACTGACGGGGAACAGGAGGGATGGAACAGGTATGCAGGCACTACAGGACTACGGTCACAAGATGCCGCTAATGTAAAAGCAGGAACTTCACAGCTTCGTATTCAAGACTGTGTAAACCTTATATGAACAACCTACTAGAAGTATTTAATGGAGACAGAAACACTAAACAAGCTCTCAAAGAGTTTATGCTATCTGTAATCGAACAGGAGGCTCTACAACGCATGTTCAAAGGTGAAGACGTATCTCACATCAGAGATGCCAAACTATTACTAGATAAGACCTTCGAGGAATTAGACAATGCTTTTACAATCAAACCAAAACCAAGAGACACAACCAATCAAGCGAGGTAATCTTAGAGACCCTAGAGAAAAGGAAAGACTGCTTAAACAATACGCAGGGATATTTAAGAACGACATTGTAGGATTTGCCGAAAGAGTTACTAGGAAAGCAAAGAAGCAAACTAACCACTCAAGATAAGTGACCATAGAGCTTGATATAGTTACACCGTTACCAGCCCCTAGAGGCACAATTCTAGGATTAACCGCACTGTAGCTCTGCATAAACTACTAAAACAATTATGTCTGAACAAAACGAACAGGTATTAGATGCCACAAATTCTAACGAGGAACTAGACCTTGAATTAGAACTAGACGACACAGAGGATGTCGAAGCTCAAGAGAAGACTTATTCTGAATCAGAATTTAAGCAAGTTCTTGCTAGAGCTAAACGAGCAGAAGCTGAAGCTAAGGCATTAAAACCTAAGCAAAGTAATGCCACTCAAAGCATTAACAACACCCTTTCTGAAGAATCCATAGATATTAAGATTCTAAAGTCTCAAGGAATGGATGACGAGCTACTCAAGGAATTGACTGACCTTTCTAAATTAAGAAAGAAATCACCCCTTGAAATGCAATCAGACCCATTGTTCTTGGCGATTAAGAAACAGCGTGAAGACGAGGCTAAGTCTGAAAAGTCAAAGCTTGGAGCTTCACGAGGTTCAGGACAAGTGAAAAAAGAAAAGAGCCTAAGCTCTCCTGGACTCACAGACTCTGAACACAAAGCTCTATGGAGGGAACGGAACGGTAATTAACATTAAATTTTATGGCACTAGGAACAGATGGTTTTACAGGAGGAAATGGTGGAGACTTAACAGTCGACATCCCTCTAGTGTGGGGTTCACAAATCAACGATTACTTCCGATACAAGCTCAAACTCGCAGCGTTCTTTATTGACCGTTCAGAGGAGCTAGTAGAAGGAGGAGCAGCGATTTACACTCCTAACCTTTCAGCATTATCAACAAGCAACAAAGTAGTAAACGCACAGATTACACTTTCTTCACCACTTTACACAAATGTTACTCTCAACGTATCAACATGGAGAGAAGCATCTTTCGTAATCGAAGACCGAGAAGCAGCTCAAGTAAAAAAGAGCTACTACATCCAGAAAAAGATTGCAGAAGGTGGAGCATGGGAAGTTGCACAGGACTTGGAAGATGCTATTGCAGCATTGTTTACAGGAATCACTACAAACGTAGTAGGACTTGGAACAGCTAACATGGCTGACTCTTCAATCCTTGCAGGTATTTCAGTTCTTGAAACTCTTGGAGTTGAAGTTTACGGTGGAGATACAGCATTCATCTTTCACCCTAACACTTTCTACCGACAAATTGGTTCAGTAGACAAGCTATCACTATGGCAGAACACAAAGAGCGAGGAACCAAGGGAAAAAGCCCCAACACCTATGCTATATGGTATTCCTGTTATCGTTTCACCATCCGTCCCTGTAGGTGCAGGAGCAGTAGGAGACAACGGTGCTCGAATCAACCTTCTTGCACACAAGGATACTTTCCACTGGGCACGTCTATCTATGCCAGTTAAGGCTAAGATGGGTATGGTCGGAGAAGAAGGTGTCCGAGTACAGCAATCATACGTTCACGAATATCTTGGTGACTTGGTTACAATCGACCTATGTTACGGAGTAGTTGAGAACAGAGATGATTCAGCTGTAAAGATGCGAAGCCACTCAGTCGCAGTTGGACTCTAAGTAAAACAAAAGCTAATACTTTTAACTCCCTTAACGGGGAGTTTTTTGTTGTAATAGTTGATAGTGTAGTTGACCCCCTAGTTGACAACATAAATAGGTATGTAATAATTAAGAAAAACAATGTCAGGAAACATAAACATAAGCGGAAGAATGGTAAGGAAAAGTGTTGTAAGAGACACTGGAGGCAACATTATTAACCTACTAGATGAAGAAAGAGGTGGATATATTATTCGCAACAGGCAGGTGGTAAACCCTGAACGATATGCAGAACTGCTAAAGTTGGAGGAGGATAGAAAAATAGCGGCTAAAGCAATCCTTCATCAGGTCGAGAGTCCAAATGCTGAAATGCGAAGCATGACAGCTAGTCAAGCGGTAGAAAGAGTAGGTAAACTTGAGGAGTTAGAAAAAAGACTAGACGGTCAAGATGCAAAACTTGATGCGATATTATCAGCAATAAATAAAAAATAAACATGCCAGAACCAATTTTAACAGGTAGAGAAGAAGCTCGATTGATTAAGGAGAAAGGACAGGATCAGGTAGTAGTACCTGTTGTTAAAGAGAGCAAGAAGGAGGTAAAGAAGGAGGTAAAGACCCCTAAGAAGTAATGAAGATATTGTTCTTAAATGGACAGTATCCTTTTTGTTTTTACTACAGGTCTTATCTACCTGCAGTGTATGGAAGGCACATGACTGTTGAGGACTTTATGAGAAAGGATATGAAAGTCTCACCAGAACACCTAAAAGCAATGTCGGAGAAAGCAGACGTGATAGTCTTTCAAAGACCAAGCGACAAAAAAAGTCTTGAACTAGCCAAGCTCCTTAAAAAGAAAGGTAAGAAAATCATATTCGAGAATGACGACACTTATTCAGCAATCCCCCTAGAGCGATTAGGTAACGATGCTCAAAGGAAGATTGCCGAAGAAATGAATCAAACACTTAATGACTTTTTATCTATATCAGACGGGGTAATAGCTTCAACAGAAGTTCTTGCTAAGGAGTATGCTCTGATAAACCCTAATGTATGTGTGCTTAAAAACACCATAGACCCATTAGACGAACTACCTTGTAAAGAAAACACCACAGGAAAGTTTCGAGTAGGGCTTATAGGTTCAGTAACAACAAACGATGACTACTTTCACATTAAAGAGGATATAAGGAAGCTAGACGAAAGAGGTGATGTAACGATTGTCATTATGGGAGTGAAGTTCTACGACGGAACGCACCTACCTATCATGCAAGAGGACTACGACTTCTGGGCTTCACTAAAAAACATTGAGTGGCATACCTATTGTCATGTTACTGAATACTTTTCAAACGTGGCAGACCTAGCCCTTGATGTTGCAATCATTCCTCGAAAGGAGCATTATTTTAATCAGTGTAAGAGCAACCTTAAATTCTTGGAGATGTCATTACTTAAAATCCCTGTAATCGCTCAAGGATTTAGTGATGGAACAAGTCCATATCAAGGAATAGACGAAGAATACATGACAGTTTTAACAAATAATAATTGGTACAATGAAATCATCAAAATCAAAGAAAACAGTAAAGAAGCCAAAGAAAAAGCCAGCAAAGCCTACGACTGGGTACTAAAGAATTACAGCATCAAAGAGTACGCAAAAGTTTGGACAGAAAGTATTAAAAACTTAATTAAATAAATATGAAACTAGACAAAGAATTACTATCAGAACGAAATTACACAGGAACTCGACTTATAGAAATAAATAATGAAGTTATCCGAAAGCTACAAGATGAGATACAAGTATTAGTAGANGAAATCCAGCCTGTAAACGATAAGCTAGGAAAGGAATACTACGCTGTGGTAGACCCTTGGTACCAAGAAGCCGTTAAAAAGCAAGAAGAAGTCAAAGTAATTAAGGAAAAGATTAAAGAAGTTGCCGACAAGTACCAAGATGACACAGACTTTATCGAAGCGAATGGACAAAAAGTACAACTTATTAAAAACAAGATGGTGCCTATCATCAACAAAGAAGTTGAAGGACAGCTTGAGGAGTTTGAGAAAGCTATGCACACAGTAGTTAAGGACAACAAACTATTTGTAGAGGTTCAAGACGAAATCGAGGAGAAAATTAAGCTTATTTTGAAGAAAGAGTTAAACTTATCAGAGCACAGAAATCTAAGAAGGCTTAAATGAGAGTTCTTTTAACAGGAGTCGGAGGATTTATAGGCTCACACGTTCTTTCTCACATTCTAAAGACAACAGACTGGGAAGTGGTAGGAGTTGCCTCATGGACACATAAAGGAACGCCAGAAAGAATAGAAGAAGATGAAAACTACCAAGAGAATAAACACCGAGTAACTATTATAACCCACGACCTTTCAGCCCCTTTCACAGAACAAACTAAAAAAAGAATTGGTAAAGTTGATTACATTCTAAATATTGCGTCTGACTCACACGTAGACCGCTCTATTGAAGAACCTGTGCCGTTTATACAAAACAATGTAAATCTAGTATTAACTATGCTTGAACTTGCAAGAGAGGTAAAAGCAAAGATATTTCTACAATTCTCAACAGACGAAGTGTACGGAGCGGCACCTTTGGGACATAACCACAAAGAATGGGAAGCAATCTTGCCCTCAAACCCTTACAGTGCATCTAAAGCATCACAAGAAGCAATAGCCGTATCTTATTGGAGAACTTATGGAGTTCCTGTTGTTATTACAAATACGATGAATGTTTTTGGAGAACGCCAAGATACTGAGAAGTTTCTAGCTATGTGTATTTCAAACATTGACCAAGGGAAAGAGATGACAATACATGGCAACAAAGACTTCATAGGCTCACGCTACTATATCCATGCTCGCAATGTTGCAGACGCTTTATTGCACATTCTTAAAGCAGAACCTACCGCTTATTCAGATGGAGGGGCTGACAGACCAGACCGATACAACATAGTCGGAGAAAAGGAGATAAACAACCTAGAGATGGCGGGGATGATAGCAAACATAATGGAAAAACCTCTTAAATATGAATTGGTAGACTTTCACGCAGGAAGACCAGGACATGACAGAAGATACGCCCTTGATGGGACAAAGCTAAAAGAAGCAGGATGGAGTGCCCCAGTATCAACTTATGAGTCATTAAAAACCTACATTAACTGGACTCTAGAGAATAAAAATTGGATATGATAAACCCCGACAAACTATCAGGAAGACTTGGCAATAAAATGTTTCAATTAGCCTACTTATTCTCACAAGAAAAGAAAGGGTTGATTAAAGATATTTATGTTCAAGACCCTGCTTTGTTTGAAGATGTAATTCCCTACTTAAAAGCACAGTATGGACAAGGAATAGTTCCAAATGATTATGTAGCTATCCACGTTAGACGTGGCGACTATGTAGACAATCCATATTACATTGACCTTAGCAAGACTGACTACTATGAAAGAGCAATGAAAGAGTTTCCCGATGCTAAATTCAAAGTATTTTCAGATGACATTATCTCAATGGAAACTGTGCCTATTTTCAAAGACTGTGAGTTTTCTTACGGTAATGAACTAGAGGACTTTAACGAAATGGCAGGAGCCAAAGGAATAATCATGGCAAATTCTAGTTTCTCTTGGTGGGCTTCTTTCTTAAACAAAGGAAAAGTAATAGCACC